TACTGGTCTAACTCAGTTAACAACTAACCTAGGTCCTGCAGTAAGCACCCTACGTTACGTCAACGGAGCGACCTGATATTAATAAAACTGGGGACTTTTTAGTCCCCGGTTTTTCCAAAGGGTTGAACACAGCCCTTTGGAAAAACTAAAAGGAGTGTGTAATGGGTGCAAACTTAATAACCTTACAAGAATACAAAGCTTATGAAGGTATCACCAGTACCACCCAGGATGTAGAGATCGCAACAATCATCCCAAAGGTTTCAGAATTTGTTAAAAACATCTGCCGTCGTACATTTGTGGACTGGGTTGATGATGCCAAGACTGAGGTACTGAACGGCGGTACTTGTTTGTTATTAGGTGAAGCGCCTATTATAGCTATCTCAGGTATTGAAAAGAGTGAGAATTATGGTCAGAGCTATACTGACTTGGTAGAGTTCTCAGACTGGGCATTGGACAATCAAAATCAACAAATCCTACCCATTAACAGAGCTGAGTTTCCCTACTTGATCAACGGCTATCGCATCAGCTACACAGCTGGTTATGAGACCATCCCAGAAGACTTGAAGTTAGCAGTATTGGACTTGGTTACCTACTACATGAAAAATCAAGGTGCTGTACAGAGTCAAATTGCAGTTACTACCGGAAACGCTCAGGTTCAGTACCTTAACCAGAGCAACCTGCCTGGGCATATTAAAAGGGTCTTAGACCTATACGTATTGAATTATAACTGATATGGCAGTAAGAAATAGAAAAATATCAGTAAAAAGATTACTTGATCTAATACTGGGCGGGCGTACCGCAGGCATGGAAAAAGAAATAAATAAAGAACTACAAGAGAAGTATTCAAGAATTATAAGAAAGCTAACAGAAGCATCGAGTAATTTTAGAGAATTTATTACTGAAAATACCCCCGCAGTTTATATAGTAGACTGTCAGGATATCGCACAAACAATAGTATTAGAACTTTCTAAAAAAGCTACAAAAAAAGAATACGGTACTCTAAATAAAGTAGAAGCTACATATGGTGGTAAAGAACGAGTACTGCAGATGTTTCAAGAAACAGTTATAAACGAAGGTGAAGATGTTGATATTGTAGATATAGTATACGCTGCAATGCAGGAACCAGGAACAGTAAATGATCTTGCTGATGCATTGTACAAATCTCTCAATGAGGGAACCTCTAGCATAGTAAAAAATACCGGTGCTATTAGTGGCATAGGTTTTGATGAGGGTCCACGCAGACAAGCACTAGAAAAGAATAGTTTTAGAAAAGTTTTCTACGATCAAATAAATGGAATATATCGGCAATATATAAAAGATGTAGCCGACATAATGAATTCTAGAGGAACTGGAGATTTCGAATACTCCAAAATAGAACTTAAAGGCATAGAACTAGGAAAGAAGCTCAGAGAAAAACTCCAATCAATTAGTACTTTTATTGCCACTGATAAAGTTGTAAAATTACCTAATAGTTTAAGCGTAGTAGTAGTAGCAAATAGTTTTAAAGCAGCCGTCGATGCTGTAAATAAAAACTTAGAGGCAGCATTATTGGTATTTTTGAGTAATAAAAATACTTTGATAATAAGAGCAATTAGAGAAGGTGGTTCTAAAGGCACCGGACTTAAATTCGGAGACTTAATAAATGCCGGACATACAGCAGCATTTATTAAAGGCACATCTGGAAAAGAACTACTAGGTGTAAATATGCCTAGTGCACAAGTTGCTCAGCAAACTCTAAATATGCAAGAAGCTCAAGATCTAGAAATAGAGCTTGGAAATTTATATGCAGATATTAATTATGACGTAGAATTCTTAAGTTCTTTTGGAAGAAGAGCTTCTGGTGGTCTGATAGATTTACAGTTTGCTATAGCTATATCTATGCCAGCAGCTTTAAATACTAAAAAGCTAAATGCAGCAGAACGTGCAATTGTTAAAAAATATGAAACTAATATTAAAAATGCTATACTTAAGAAGTTTCAAGATAAAAAAGGTACTGTTCAAAAAGCATTTGTCGAAAACATACCAAACAGTTCCGCTTCCCCCAGTTTACTAGAAAATATAAAAACAGGCCTAATGCAGGCCTTAATGGGTAAAGAATATACTGCTCAAAGTTCTAGTAAGAATAATGTAAAACAAAGACTCGTAAGTGCTACAAGTAGTACTAAAACTAGTAGATCTTTAAATACAAAAACCAAAGGGGGCAGTACTCCTAGATCCAAATCAGTAAATATAAAATATTCTAGTGGATCTAAAAAATACCCTCCAAAAACATCCTCTATGATAAATTTAGCCAGCTTACTAAATTTGATAAACTCTCAGCTACTAGAACAAATCAAACGCAACATGGGCACCGGAAATCGCAGAGATGTATTGAATTACCAAACGGGCCGATTTGCTAGTTCAGCAAAGGTTGAGAGATTGAGCGAAAGTCGTCAAGGTATGTTAACCGCTTTTTACAGCTACATGAAAAACCCGTACTCAACCTTCTCACAAGGCGGTCGTCAACAGAACCCGCGCTCACGCGATCCAAAACTTCTAATCTCCAAAAGTATCCGCGAACTTGCAGGTGCTCAAGTAGCCAACCGTATGAGGGCAGTCAATGTCTAAGAGAACTTCAATAGTAAAAGCCCTGTGTGAGAAGTTGAAAACCATAAACGGAACGGGCCCCTACAAGACAAATCTTAATGATTGCGCATACCCCAAACTGGTATTCTGGGACGAGACGAACAACTTTCCCTCGGTCTACGTAACCCCCGGAAGTGAGATGAGAGAATACCTTCCCAGCGACTTTACTTGGGGATTCTTGGGCATTGCAATCAAGCTGTATTGCAAAGGCGACGATAGCCAAGAACAGTTGGAAGCTCTATTAGAAGATGTAGAGGTCTGCGTGGACTCAAACCGGGTGTTGGTCTATGACAAGTCCGGTAATGAAACCACAGAAATTTTGATAACCAGCATAACCACAGATGAAGGTTTGCTTGCTCCGTACGCAGTCGGAGAAATTAATCTACAGGTACGATACGAGATCATGTAGAACAATACCCCAGGCTACCGCAGATAAAGATCTAGCAAGGCCAACAGGTATATCACCATAAAGGAATTGCCATGGCATTAAATTTAGTTCGTAATAGTCGAGTTTTCTTCACAACAAACGTTAACACTGACGGTGTTGTGACCAAAACAGGCATACTTGCCACTAATACTTTTGAAATTCAAGTATTAGATGGATTTTCATTTTCACAAAACACAACCTCTGAGACTGTTACCCTAAATGAAGCAGGTGCAACACCCAGCCGCGGTCAAAGAAGTTTTAACACAAGTCTTGATCCTGTAGAATTTTCTTTTTCTACATACATCCGTCCCAAGTTTGACCCACTCACTGGTGTTGGCACTGACGATATTGTAAAGTGCGAAGAAGAAGTATTGTGGAATGCTTTTGCTGGCACAGGAGCCATTGGCCAAGCCGGAGCTGGTTGGACACGTACAGCAGGTGCTAACCCTGTTTCTACACTGGCATTTACAAACTCCAATGCTCACCAGCTGCAACGTTTTGGTATGTTGATTTGGGTAGACAATGTACTGTTTACTATCGACAACTGCAGTCTAGATCAGGCCACAATCGACTTTGGTTTGGACGGAATTGCTACAATTGCTTGGACTGGCCGCGGTACAAAGCTGAGTGTATTTGAAAATACAACACTGAGTGCACTCAACGTTTTTGGTGGCACAGACGGATTTACAGGTACAGCAGGCGTCAAAGACACCAGTGCTAAGTATTTAGCAAATAAGTTGAGCACTTGTGTAATGGTCAAGGGTATTGATGGCGTTGGCACAACAAGCCACACAATCCCCATCACTGGTGGCAGCATCACTTTTGCCAATAATATCACATATCTAACACCTGCTAACTTGGGTCAAGTAAATCAGGCCGTTACCAGCTTTACTGGTACTCGTGCAATTAGCGGCAGCTTAAGCTGCTATCTACGCACAGGCGAAACCAACACCAGCAGCGATATCTTGAGCGATATTCTGAGCAACGCAAATACTTCACAGGCTCAGGCTTACGAAATCACCCTAAACATTGGCGGCACCGCCGCAGCTGGTACACGTGTTGAATTGAATATCCCAGCAGCAGTGTTGAATGTACCTACAATCAATGCAGAACAGGTGGTGAGCACAACCATCGACTTTGTAGCACACGGATTCAATGGCTCAGCCTACGATATCACAGCTACAAATGAGGCTACTTTAAAGTACTACGCTGTAGCTTAATGTTTAACCTGGGCTGAGGGGTTTCCTCAGCCCAAATACTAAAAAGGCACAAATGTCAATTTCCAATATCAAAACCCTGATTGTACCAAACAAGACTGTGGAAACTGAGTTTCCTGGTCTGCCGGGTTTTAAACTCAAGCTTTGTTTTTTGAGTCGTGAAACTCTTACAACAATTCGTAAAAAGAGCACAAAAACAGTGTTTAAAAACCGTCAGACTAGTGAAGAGTTTGATGAAGACTTGTTTTTACAACTTTACGTACAGGGTACTATCAAGGGCTGGACTGGCTTAACACTTGGACACCTGAGCAAACTGGTACCTATTGAACTGGGCGATCAAGATCCGGCCACAACAGTAGACTACTCAGAAGAAAATGCACTGAGCTTGATGAAGAACAGTAGTAACTTTGATAGTTTTATTACTGAACAGGTAACAGACCTGGGAAACTTCTAACCCAACAGGGGTTGTACATCCGTTCTGCTCTGACCAACTTCTTTCAAAACGGCACTGTCAAAATGACCAAAGAAGGCTATTTTGAAATGTGTGAAGCACTGGGCAATATTCCAGTAGAAGAGGAAATTCCTGTAGAATTGAGTGACTTTCCACCAGAAATTCAACAAGCTTTTGAAATCTACCAAGTGTTGCAAGACGTATGGGAACCCATGAGTGGTACCTATATGGGCAAGAACATGAATGGTATAAGTGATCTATTTCAGATCTACCAAGTACCTCAAGACGAAAGACGCTTCGTATTAGAATTGATAGCCTTAATTGATGCCGAGAGATCTTCTCAGATTGACGTCAAGCGCAAGCAAGAAGAGAGCCTGAAATCGAAAAAAAGCCCACCTTAATGGTGGGCTTTTTGTTTTTTGGTTTGACACCATCTTGCCTACATGGTATAATTAGAGCTACTTAACGGGTCACCTATTTTTTCGTGGTCCTCAGGGAGAGACTATGGCAGATGTAAAAATTGATATGATGTTGGTCGACCGAGGCAACTCGGTCAAAAAGAAAACAGGCGACGTAAAAGAACTCAATGGCGAACTGACAAAGAGCCAGAAGTTGGCTCGTAGTGCTTTTAGTGGTCAAAGTTCATCAGGCGGCCCTACCAGTCAATCAGTAATGGACTACAACCGTGGGCGTGCTACTATTGGTACAGGTGCAGAAGCACGGGATTTTGCAAAACAGTCTGAAGGATTGAGTGGATTGGTGCGTCTTTACGCTATTTACGCTGCCAATTTATACGCAGCAGGAGCGGCTTTTACTGCTCTTCGCGAGGCAGCTGCAACTGAGACCATGATCAAAGGAATGGATCAGCTTGGCGCACGTAGTGGTATTGCATTGGGTAGTTTGGCCCAAAGATTTAGTCAGGCTACTGATGGGGCCATCAGTTTGAGAGAGAGCGTAGAAGCCACTACTAAAGCTGTTAGCAGCGGACTGTCTCAAAAGCAGTTTATCCAGTTGGGTGAAGTAGCAAAAAAGGCCTCCCAAGCTCTGGGCATCAACATGAGTGATGCAGTTAGCCGTCTTACTCGTGGTATTACTAAATTGGAGCCAGAACTGTTGGACGAATTGGGTATCTTTGCAAAAATTGGTCCAGCCACAGAAAAATATGCAAATGACTTGGGCAAACCAGTAGCTGCATTAACTGATTTTGAACGTCGTCAGGCTTTTGCCAACGCGGTGTTGGAAGAGGGCCTCAACAAGTTTGGCAAACTAGATCTGCCGGCTAATCCTTACGATAAATTGACAGCTAGTTTAAGAAACCTAGCTCAAACTGCCCTAGAAGTAGTCAACAAAGCACTATTACCACTTGTAAATGTACTGAGTCAAAGCCCTACAGCTTTAACAGGTATAATTGGGTTATTGGGACTGAGTCTGGTAAAACAAGCATTGCCAGCAATCGGACAATACAGAGAAGAATTAAAGAAAACCGCAGAATTATCAAAAGACATAGCAGCTAAAAAAGCTTTGGAAAGCCGAGAAGCACGATTGTCTGCTTTTGGTGGTGCTCTTCAAAAGGCCGATGATTTGGCCACTGAAGCAGAGGGCCGTGCCAGTAAAACCTGGGAAAAAGTAGAGAAAGCTGTAAAAACCAGCAGTAGCAAAGTCGCAGAGAGTGTAAAACCTGCTCTAGCAAAGTTATTATCAAAAGACAATCTGTTTGATGTAACACAAAAAGATTTAAAAGTATTGGATGATTTGGGGGCTAAAAATACTAAAATAGCTGCCACTTATCGCCAGTTAGCTCAAGAAATCCGTGAAGCACAGGAGGCTGCAAAAGTATTTGCTGCAGCAAAAGCTGCAAAAGCCGCCGAAGAGGCAAAACCGCTGCCATTTTTTAGCGCTGCTGGTATAAATCAAAGAATTGCTCAAGGTGCTGCAAGCAGAGCAGAAAGAACTGGTATAGTGAGCAGAGCCGTAGAAGAATCCTCTACAGGAGGGTTTATTTCTAGTGGGTGGCAATTATTAAGAGAAACCAAAGCCAGTAAAGAAATGGGTGTTCTTGGTAAGAGTATGACAGTCATTAGCGGAGCTGCCAGTATTGCTGGAAATGCTGTAGTTAGATTGGCCAGTAGTCTGGGTACCGTTGGTATGGTTGTAGGAGTAGCAGTAGCAGCTTTTGCAGCATTGGACGGTTGGTTGTCAAAAACAGCAGAACAAGCTGAAAAATTTAATCTTGCAGTAAAAGATGGCGAAGCTGGAGTTAAAACCTACTATGCTGCACTTAAAATTATAAGTGAAGAAGGTGATCCTTTCAAAACGGAAGCCTTAACAGCAGCCAGCAATGCAGTAAAAACCTTGCGAGACAACTTCAAGGATACTATTACCAGCTATGTAGAACTACAAAAAGCTATTGATGCTAGTTTCTGGGATCGCTTTACAAATTCAGTTGCTGGATTGTTTGGTCGTGGAGCAGCCGACACCTTTTCAAAGACGCAAGTAGCAAACCTAGAAGCTCTTGTATCAGCAGCTAGTCGCTACGGCAAAGAACAAGAATTAATACTAACTATCTCAGAAGCCTTGGGGGCAGACAGAAGTCAGTGGGCTGAAAAGATTGCAAAAGATGGCCCTAAAGCTGCAGAGGGTTTAAAGAAGATTCAACCAGTATTGGAAAAAATTGTAGCAAGCTATGGTAATGCTGATGACGCCAGTAAAAAGTTTGACAACACTCTAAAAGAATTAAAAGTAGAGCAGCAAAACCTAATTACCTCTCTACAGGATCAAACGCCCGCAGGAAAATTTGCCGGTAAATTATTACAGTTTGCTATAGATTTTAAAGGGGCTCTTGGCGAGAGCGAGGTAGGGCTAAGCCGCTTAAACAGTCTGTTAAGTGATCAAAAGAATTTAGGCATATTTAGTCCCGACGTTGCTCGTGGTCTAATGGAAATGACTGCTGAAGTACAAAGACTTGAAGGGGCAAATAAAGCTGTTAATACAGCTCTTAACGATCAAAAAAATAAACAACTTGAACTTCAAAAAGAACAAGCATTAATAGAAGCCAAAAATGCTTCAACATCGATATCTCCAGAAGAAATCACTGCATACGCTGCCGTGTCGACAAAGTTAGTACCACAAATTCAAGCTCTTCAAGGTTCCATTGCAAAGCTAGAGGCAGAAAGAACTGCCCTTAGACAAGAGCAAGAAAAACTTTTAGCAGACCCTAGAATTGCAAAAGCCATATCAAGCAGCATCGTCAAAAGCGTAGATTATATGACCCGAGAAGTGGATCTGGCTTTTAAAAAGGCGGCCTTGAATGTGCGTCAGAGTGCTTTAAGTGGGTTAGCAGGTCAAGGGATTCCAGGAGTCGCAGAAGCCCAGTTTAGATTGGACATGGAGTCCATCAATATCCAGCGAGAAGCCAATAACATACTGGAAGATATTGCACGAACCAACTCACTTAGCTTGGCAATACAAACAGAAACTCTTGCGGCTACACAAGCATCAAAAATAGAAAGAAGATATCCTGGAGAATTTAAAACAGAATTTCAACTGATTGCACAAGAGTTCACTAAAACAATAACCAGCAATAGAGGCCAGCAGGGCTTAATAAAAAGAATAGAGGACTACTTGCCACAGGCTAGTCCAACCGAACAAGCCTCTTTACAGTCCCTGTTAGGAGAATTATTAAGAACTAGAAAAACTCAAGCTAAAAGTGCGGAGCTTGGTGGCCAAGAAGAAACAGCAAAATTAACTTTCCGGTTAAACAAGCTACAACAAGAATCAAACATAAAAACAAAAAACTTAATGTTGGAAGGCTCTTCTTTGCAAAATCAGCTAGAAGTCTTAAATATCGCTGAACAGACCAGACCTTATTTAACAGAAGAACAAGCCCTAAGAAAAGTTAAACTGCTTGATCAAAAAGCTGAACTAGATCTTCAAACCAAGCTGGAAAAAATAAGATTAGAAGCAGCCACCAGAGAACAACGTCTTCGCACTTCAAAAGAGTGGACTGACGAAACAGCTGCTGCACTACAACAAGAAGTAAGTAAAGAAAGAGCTAACGCAATACAAGAGCGGTCTAATACTCTGATAAGAAATGGTGAGGGATTATTTAGAGACCTAAACAAGCAATCAGAGTATAACTTGGGAATTTTGAACAAAAAGATAGATCTAGAACGTCAGATCCTTGATATCACAGAAAACAGATTGCAGTTGGAAAGATCTACAGCCCTAGAGTTTGCTGAGCTGGAGTTTGAATTCAAAGAAAAAACAGTTTTAATGACAGAGCGTCAGCAAAAAGAAGAACGTCGTAGGTTAGAAGTATTAAAATTAAATGCTAGTATTGAGGATAAACGCCAACAAGCTGTAAAAGAGTATAACGCTAAGCTCTTAGAAATAGGTAAAAATAGCACAGCAGAAGGATATGACCCTCTAGCTATGGATGCGGCTAGAGCGGCTGACCAAGCACTAGAGTCTAAGCTTAGACTGTTAGGTCTAGAGCGCGACAAAAAGTTGGAAATAATCAACATAAATGATGACATACTCAAGGATCAGTTGGCTTTGCGAGATATCTACGAAAACAGCTTTAAGAGCATGGGCGATTCCATTGTAGAATTTGTCAAAACAGGAAAACTGAACTTTGGCAGTTTAATCAACGACATGTTGGCTCAGATTGCACGGCTCTACACAAACAGAATTTTTACCAACCTGTTTGACAAAGTCTTGCCAATGTTGCCAGGCTTGGGCGGCTTTAGCGGTAGTAGTGTGGGATTTGGTATTCCAAGCGGAGTACCTATGGCAAAAGGCGGCGCCTTCGACAACGGCATACGCAAGTATGCCAAAGGCGGCACTTTCACCAACTCCATAGTCGACCAACCCACCATGTTCCGTTTCGCCAAGGGCACCGGTATGATGGGTGAAGCCGGCCCTGAGGCGATCATGCCGCTCAAACGTGACAGTAGCGGCAATTTGGGTGTTAGAGTCTCCGGTTTACTGGGTGAAACCGGTCCTGAAGCGATCATGCCCCTGAAGCGGGACCCACAAGGCAATCTAGGTGTTATGGCCCCACAAGGGTTCAGCGTAGAAATGGCCAAAGGCAGTACAAGTGAAATCACTAAGTACGCCAATGGAGGCGTGTTCACTGCTACACAAGTACCGCCTACAAGTGAAATCACTAAGTATGCCAATGGAGGTGTGTTCACTGCTACACAAGTACAGCCTACAAGTGAAATCACTAAGTACGCCAATGGAGGTGTATTCACCAACCCCATTGCTACACAAGTAACACCTACAAGTGAAATCACTAAGTACGCCAATGGAGGTGTGTTCACTGCTACACAAGTACCGCATACAAGTGAAATCACTAAGTATGCCAAAGGCGGAACCTTCACCAACTCTATTGTTGACAGTCCTACTCTATTCAAGTTCGCCAAGGGCACCGGTATGATGGGTGAAGCCGGCCCTGAGGCGATCATGCCGCTCAAACGGGATTCACAGGGCAACCTAGGCGTACGCGGAGGGGGCGGTGGGTCCGTAGAAGTAGTTGTCAACAACTATAGCCAGGAAAAGGCCACAGCTCGTGAAACCACAGACAGTCGAGGAAATCGCCGAGTAGAAGTAATCGTAGGAGAAGCCGCAGCAGGAGAATTTGCCCGAACAGGCAGCCCTGCTCAAAACACCCTGAAGAGCACCTATGGTTTAACACCAAGTTTAATAAGGAGATAAACCATGGCCTATAATCACTTCTGGCCCGCAGGCTTACCACAGAGCCCTCAAAAAGGATTCAGTGAAAGCGGCGGCTCAAAAGTCCTGCGAACTTCAATGGATTCTGGCATGAGCAAGATGCGAAGAAGAGGGCTGCAACCCAGCCTTCTTTCGCTGTCTTTTATCATGACAAACACTCAAGTAACCGTTTTTGAAAACTTTTTTAGGGACGATATCAAGGGCGTGGCTCGTTTTGGCTTTACACACCCTCGCACAGGTTCAATAGTAGAAGTCAGAATAGTGCCTCAAGGCGATTATCCTTACAATCTGACGTACCTTGCTCCAGGTTACTGGACTCTTTCAATTCAACTAGAAGTATTGCCATGACAAGATTATCCTCAATGTCTCCTGCAGCACTGCGTGCTGTGTTTTCCCCAGAATCAGACGCAGATCTAATAATACTCTTGACTATTTACAATCCACAAAACCATAGTCAGGTATTGTATAGAATAGCTGACGGATACGTTGAGGATCCAACCGACCCTACAAAAGCATTGAGGCTGGGCGACCCCACAGCTGAGCAAGTGGTTTATGGTGTTGTGAGTCGTACCCACGAGTACACATTTTTACCAGTAGAGATAACACTGCCCAACGAAGACGACAGTCAGTCTCCTCGTTGCAGTGTTACCTTTCACGACGTATCACGTTTTTTAATACCTTTTGTAAGGACTCAATTGACTGGACCAGCACCTGTGTTGTTGGAACTGGTGTTGAGTTCTCAACCCGACACTGTAGAAGCCAGTTTTAGTGGCTTTATGCTCACCAGCGTTACCTATAACGCCACAACAGTGAGCGGAGACTTAACCACCGTCAACTACGACCGTGAGCCGTTTCCACAACACACCTTCAGCCCCCTATATTTTCCAGGATTATTCTGATGTGGTATAACAAATACATAGACATTCCGTATGTAGACCGTGGCCGTGACAGTAGTGGACTAGACTGCTGGGGATTGGTGCGCCTAGTCTACAGTGACCACTACAACATAGAGTTGCCCAGTTTTTATCACTCTTACAACACAGTCAAAGACATACACCGTACCAGTGAAGTCATTGCTGTCCACAAGGAGCAATGGACAGGGTTAGAGGTTCCAGAAGTGGGTTGTGTTGTATTGTTCAGAATAATGGGACATGATACACACGTAGGCGTGTACATTGGAGACAACAAATTTTTACACATCAGACCAGGCACTAACTCTGCTATAGAGAGCTTAGACAGTGTACACTGGAATAAGCGAATTTCTGGTTACTACAAGTATAACTTGGGCTTCAAGGAATTAACTGATCTTGTTGCAACACCACACCCACTAAAAACACAAAAAGTAAAATTAAACATAGAAGTAGGTACAACTCTACAACAGTTGAACCAATTACTACAAGACAAGTATACCCCCAACAGCAGTTTAATAAAAGATTGTGTGTTTTTAATCAATGGAGGTGTTGTAGATAAAGAACGTTGGACTACTACAACAATACAGGTAGGCGATACTGTAGAGTACAGAGCAGTTCCTCGAGACGGAGACACTTTTAGACTTTTTGCATTTATAGCACTGGCAGCTTTTGCAGGGCCGCTTGCTGGTAGCCTAACAACAGCAAGCGGAGCCCTGGCAACCAGCTTGGGTGTAACCTCTGTTACAGGATTGGCTGTTCTTAAAGGTGCAGTAACAGCAGGCATAATGTTGGTAGGCAGTGCACTAATCAACGCCATTGCGCCAATTCGCCCGCCGGCAGACGGGCCCACGCCTGCAGAAAGTCGTCAGCAGCTCTTTATCAGTGGCGCCACAAACTCTCCACAACAGTACGGTTCTATACCTGTTGTGTTGGGTAAGATGAAGGTTACTCCTCCACTGGGTGCCCAAAATCATGTACGCTTTAGTGGTGATCAAAACATTTCCTCATACGACGGATTTGGAACCAGCAGTGCGGGTGTAAGTGGTCGCGATACCTATGTAGACATGTTGTTGATCTGGGGTTATGGACCACTAGACATTGACCTAACAACACTCAAAATAGGTCAAGTGCAGGTCTACAAAGACAACACGCTTACTTCCAGCAATTTTGATAACCTAGTACAGGTAACATTAGACAGAAAAACAGAACCTAGCTCAAGTGCATTGAACAGTTTTAATGCCATTTACGGCAGCGATGTACAGGGAACCTTTCCAAACCTGCCCTTGAGTTACAGTGGACTGCCTCCTGTAGGCTCTAATATCTGGACCCCGGTTCCACGCCCAACAGGTGATACTGGTTGGGTAGAGGCTGGTTTTTCGCAGCCCACAGACAAAGTGAGTATTAGCATCAGTTTTCCACAGGGGTTGAGGAGTGTTGTTACTAAAGGCAGTAAGGCAGGAACAGAGTATGCGGCCCCTGTTGGAGTCGAAATTCAGTACAGATATGACAGTAGTGGTACTTGGTCCAGTTGGTTGAGCGACAACGGTTGGGGACACTTTACAATTGGTGGCCAAGTCCAGGCCAGTACTGGTACGTATGTTGTAACTAAAGAAAGCTGGGATTCTGAAGGCTTTATGTCATATTACCAAGAAACAGTAACACAGAACGTCAATACAATAATTAGCGGAGGTCCTATAGCGGACGCTTTTACCTGGACAATTACACGCAACAGGTCATGGCCACCTTCTGCTAACCTGCAGGTTAGAGTCCGTCGTACTACTGGTGACGAAACAGAGCCCAATGATAGCTATCGCTATAGTCACCAAGCAGTGTTGCAAACAGTTACAAGCTACAGCAACACCAATCCTGCTGTTGACCCACCACTTTCAAAGCTAGCAAAAACTGCACTTACCTTAAAAGCAACTGACGAAATCAGTGGGCAAGTAGATGGTATCAATGCAGTAGTACAAACAGTGTGCTTGGACTGGGACCAGCCCTCCAGCACTTGGGTGACGAGAGTCACAAGTAACCCCGCCTCACTGTTTCGGTATGTATTACAACATCCTGCAAACGCACAGCCAGTTTCAGACAGCCAGATAAATCTACTACAGCTACAGGCCTGGCATAACTATTGCAATACTATCAGAACTGTAAATTATAATGGTGGATCATATAGCACAACCCTACAGTACAACAGCATACTGGCGGGAAGTCCACGAAGTGTGTTAGAAGTGTTGAGGGACATTTGTGCGGCGGGCAGAGCAAGTCCTACCCTGTTAGACGGCAAATGGTCTGTAGTAATAGACCAACCAAAAACAGAAATCACTCAACATTTTTCACCACACAACAGCTGGGGTTTTGAAGGCACAAAACTGTTGCCAAAAATGCCACAGGCCTTAAAAGTAGAGTTTTTTGATAGGTCCGACGACTACAAGCAAAAACAAGTAATTGTAGCCTATGAGGGCGTAAATCCACAAACTGCACAATTACTGGAGAGTATCCAACTGCCAGGCGTTACCAGCATTGCAGAAGCGGTGGACCATGCAAAGTGGCATTTAGCACAAATAAAACTGCGTCCAGAGGTTTATACAATCAACGTAGACTTGGAGTACTTGGTGTGCAACCGAGGCGACAGAGTAAAAGTCACGCACGATGTTCCTCAGTGGGGCAGTGGCAGTGGCAGAGTAAAGAATGTATTGGCCAACAACTTGTTAGAACTAGACGAAGAAGTACTATACGATCCAGCCAATACAATGGCCATCCGAGTTCGTAATACTAGTCGTAATAGTACTAACACTAGCGCGGATAACAGTATTGTAAGAAATATTGCAACCTCTTTCGGAGTAGCCAATGTAAGAAGGTTGAATGGTGTAGTAACAATCACACTCACTGAAACCCATCCGTTTAGTGTTGGTGACAGTTTAACCCTAACAACAAACATAGCCACATTTTCAGGAACAATAACAAACTTAACAGAAATAGTTTATGATGTTGGCGGCCTACCCATCGGATTCCGATACAATCAAAGTGGTGCAACAGTGGCTACTACAACAGCTACAGGTACTTGCGGATTGGTGGCAGATTTTTACAAAAGAGTAAAAACCACAACAACGTTTACAAGTAGTCAAATTGATACTAATGATTTAGTATTGTACGGGGTCTTAAACAAAGAGTCTCAGGACTTGATGGTAATAAAGATAGAGCCTACCACAAATAAAAATGCCGTAGTTACCCTGGTTGACTCCGGGGAGACAGGCACCTACAACATATTTACAGACTATCAAAACCTTACAGCCGATGCTGTGTTTCAATCACAGATATACCAACCACCACTGGAATTGGCCAACCAGGTAGGCGACTCTGTTCCAAAAGTGTTATACTCTGAAATAATCAGTGACGAAAGAGTTATAAAGCGATTAAGTCCAGGAGTGTATTCTTACCTTATTAGAATACCCTATCGCGACCCACCCAATCTAAACAATGACGTGGCCTATGTGAGAGCAGAAGTGTCGTCTATCGGTAACTTGGATACAAGCGGCGGAAAGTTGTACAGTTCAGATATTACCATAAAAAGCATAGATATAACAGGGGTACAAGAAAATCAAGAATACCGATTCCGACTGCGCTATGAAACCAAAGGCGGCAGAATCGGTAGGTGGACAGAGTGGTACGGATACAAGGTAGTTGGACGAACTACTGTTCCTAATCCTGTCAGCAATTTTAATGTAACCACCAGTACTAATGGAATACGCGCACAGTGGGACGAATCGCCCGACAGTGATTACAGCGAAACGGAATTGAGAAGTGGAAGTACTTGGGAAGCTTCCGCTTTAATAGTTAGTAAGGCCGCTACAAGTCACCTATTACCATGGCAGTCTGCAGGAATATTAAAACTGTGGGCAGTTCATCACGATAGTTTTGGGTTGACCAGTACACCTGTTAGTACTACACTAGGAATACTGGCACCAAGTTCTCCTGCTTCAATGCAGCTAATATTTGGAAACTCCAATATAGAGGCAACTTGGAAAGCACCAGTACTTGCGTTCAATCAACAATCACTGGACCGTCTAGAGCTGTCTTGGAGCTCAAACTTTGGTGGTATAATAGACGCCAAAAAGTCTGAAACAGCAAATTTTGGTTGGAAGACTGCAGGTAGTTACACACTTTATGCACGCTATGTGGACGTGGCTGGTAACATTGGTGCTGTGTCTCAAGCAACCCTACAGGTACTAAACCCATTAGAGCCTGTTATGACTGCAGTAGAGGTACAGGTAAATGCAGTTACCCTACGTTGGCAGGATGCAAAAACTAGCCAACCTATAAGAAAGTACGCAATATACTATGGAGACAGTGGTACAACGTTTGCAAATTCCACACTGTACGGATCTGCAGGTGCAGACTCGCGTTCTGACATTATTTTCTTTCGTAGCAGCGGATCAAAAGTAATCTACATAGTGGCAGAAGACGTAGCAGGTAACTTGAGTGCTCCTCGCCAAATCACTGTAGACATAAAAATGCCAAACAATTTTGTATTGGCAACAGAGTACTATCACGATTGGCAAAGTATTGAATTAGTAAATGCTACCATAGTTGGCGGCAGTACTGGACAAATACTGTTGCCCAGTTTTACTGGACGTACTTGGGAGCAGCGTTTGACAAACAACGGCTGGACTACTGCTGCTCAAAAAATAGCTGCGGGATTCCCGATTGTAGCACAGCCCGTGCCAACCAGTGGTAAACATGTAGAATATCATGACGTTGGTAAAGTATTACAGACAGCAGTGGTAAAAGTAACTCCTACAATACTTACAACTGTAGCAGGAGCTACACCTACTATCAGAATAAGAGGTAGTGTAGGAGCCACAGCAAGCTGGCAAGCTTGGTTAACAGGTACAGAAGTAAGTATAGCTAATTTTCGGTACTTGGAAGTGGAATACTCTGTGGCCAGCGACGGTAAGGGTTTTGTAGAATTAGATGATCTATATGTAAGAATAGAGATCAGTGAAGTAAGTGAAACAGCTACTCTAGCATTAAATGCAGGAGATACTGATGGGACTCTTTACACAACCACAAAAGACTTCTTAGACGTACAAACAGTACAGGCAACACCCTTGAGTTCTAGCAATATTGCAAGGTTAAACTGTATAGTAGACGACAATACCCTGCCTGCAAAAGTGTATGTGCAAGCCTGGGATATCAGCAACAACAGAACCAGCGGTACTGTGAGCCTTTCAATTAGCGGAGTATAAAACCGATGGCAGATTTAAACAATTTAAACAAACCGGTCACAACTGACACAGAACCAGACGTATTGGACACCATTCGTGGCCATATAAG